GCAATACCTCGGTCATTCTCACGGGTGCCAAGCAGAAGCAGGTCATCGATGCATTCTCCGGCATCGCAACGCGCATGATCGACAGCTCGCCGAACAAGCAGGCTGCGATCGTGGCGGCGGCCAATATGTACGTGACGAGCTTCGGCGAGCACATGATCGTGCTGTCGCGGTACGTGCGTGCATCGGTCGTGCTGTGTATCGATCCGGAGTACTGGGCGGTGGCATTCCTGCGACCGTTCAAGAAGGTGCCTCTGGCCAAGACCGGCGAGGCCGAGAAGACGCTCATCACGTCGGAATGGACGCTGGTATGCCGCAACAACGCAGCCAACTCCAAGGTGGTGAGCTGCGCATAGTCATCGTAGGTCACGGCCCCTCGATCCATTCGGGTCTTGGGGCTGTGATCGACACGATGACGGTCTTGAGGCTCAAGCGTGGGTTGGTGGAAACCTACGATCCGAAGGACTGGGGATCGCGCACGGATTACCTCTGTGCGCGGTCTACCCGATTCGATCACGGACTGTTTCCGTTCTGGCTTCTCAGTGCACCCTTGGGGTTCAGTGGAAAGCCTACTACAGGGTTGTGTGCTGTGGCTGAGGCAATAAGCCGAGGTTACACGGACATTTACTTGATTGGATTTGACCGGGTGCTGCATCCCGAACGGCCCGGCGAATGGCTCGCTCACGACAAATGGGCCGAGCATCGATACCTGAAATCACTACCAGCGAGGATCACCGAGCTTGGCGACATTCGTTGATTACGACCCAGACTCCCAGATGGGCACATGGATGGACAGGGATGATGGGAAGACCTATGCCCATTATCGGCAGGATGTAGAGCCGGTTCTTGAGCGCGCGAAGGCAATCAGAAATGACAGCCTTGCAGACAAGGGCATCAAGAACGACTTCTGGCACTACGGATATTTGCCAGCGGTTGTGATCCTCGAGCTGCGCGCGAAATACGGCCTCAACGTATTCGACAAAAACCACGTCAAGCGGGTGTTCGAGGTGGTGAATAGGGATTACCCGCACCTGAAGACCACGGACAAGATCCACGTGCCGAGGCACTAATGGCACAGGTCATCGAGCTTAAGCCCAAGGGATCGGACAAGACGGTATCCGCAGCTCAGTCGCACTACCTGAAGGGGGACTATGCCCAGGCAGGGGCGATTGCTGAGATGTATCTGCGGGAGCATCCCGACGATGCGCAGGCGCTGTCGATTCTCTCTGCCGTGTACAAGCAGGCCGACAGGACTGCGCTGGCATACATCTTGGGCCGCAGGGCGACAGAGCTAAGGGCGGATCGTCCGGAGACATGGGTCTGTCGTGGATTCGCCGCGCAGAGTCTGTGGCGCATTGATGAAGCCATCGAGTGCTACCAGAACTCGCTCAAGCGGGCGATCACGAACGATCAGAAGGCGCTGTATAACAACAATATCGCGAGCGCCCATCTGGACATGGGTAAGTTCGCGGAGGCCGAAAAGTACGTGGATGAGTCGTTGCGGCTCAATCCCAAGGACTTCAACACCCGGCACAACAAGGGCCTATGTCTCCTGGCCCGCCGGCAGTGGGCAGAAGCATGGGATTACTACTCTGCGTCGATTGGGTCGAACCAGCGCACAGAGTTTCGGTATCTGGGGCAGGCCAATCCTGAGCCCAGATGGGACGGCAAGCCGTTCAATGGAACTCTTGTGGTGTTCGGCGAGCAGGGGTTGGGAGATGAGATTTGCGCAGCCTCTGCGGTCAAGGAGATTGCTCAAGCGCAGGAGTCTGTCGGTGGACGACTGATTCTGGACTGTGACAAACGGCTTGAAGCGTTGTTCAAGCGCTCATTCCCCAATGTCACGGTCCACGGCACACGGAATGAGAAGGCCTTGGCATGGCCTGAAGCCGATAGGGACATCGGGGCCTCTATTGCGTGCTTTGAGGTGCTCAAGCACTTCAGGCGCAAGGATGAGGACTTTCCCGGTACGCCGTACATCAAACCGTGCCCCATCCGCACCGAGCAGTGGAAGCGCCACTTCAACGGCAAGCCCACCATCGGTATCGCATGGACGGGTGGAACATGGAAGAACGCCGGCACCTATCGGCAACTTCCTCTGGAGCAGTGGAGGCCGATCTTTGATGCGGTGGACGCGAATTTTGTCTCACTGCAGTACAAGGACGCCTCCGAGGACATCGAGGGGACGCCGGTTATTCAGTACCCATGGGCGACGGTCACCAAGGACTACGACAGTACTGCGGCATTGGTGGCGTCGTGTGATCTTGTGGTTGCGATGCAAACTTCGATAAATCATTTGGCAGGATCCATGGGTGTGCCGACATGGATTCTGATCCCCAAGACTTCCCAGTGGCGGTATGGTGAAACCTACTCCGATCTGCCGTGGTACAAGTCGGCAACGTTGTATCGGCAGAAGCCGAACAACGAATGGCCCATCCATGAGATTGCGGCGCGACTCAAGGAGATGTTCCCGTGAGGGCTAATGCTGCCGAGTTCATATCGGAGAACTACAAGGCTCAGCAGGCGTATCTGCATCAGAACACCGAATACGGGACCATGGCCCAGCACTATGGACCCTTGGTCTCACAGATCATTGAGAGCCTGGAAGTTACCCACCTGCTCGACTATGGGTGTGGTCGCAGGATGAGCCTGCTCAAGACGCTGAAAGTCGGTCACAAGCTGACCTATCAGGGGTATGACCCTGGATCAGGGCTTGAGGAACTGATGACGGCTCCCATTCCTGCGCAGATGGTGTGCTGCATCGATGTACTGGAACATATCGAGCCAGAGTTTCTGGAAGGCGTATTGGATCATCTGAAACGCCTGACCGAGGTCGTGGCGTTCGTGACCGTGCATACCGGCCCTGCGATGAAGACGCTTCCAGATGGACGTAATGCGCATCTGACCCAGCAGCCCATTCAATGGTGGCTGGAGAAGCTTGCCAAGCGGTTCGATCTGCAGACTATGCAGCGAGTCGGGGATCACTCCTACTACTGCATCATGTATTCGTATCCGGCCGAGATCCAGACGCCGGACGGTCAGGCCGCCGCAAAGCAACCACTGATCATCTGATGCAATCCACCGTCCCCCTCTATGTCGGATTTGATCCGAGGGAGGCGGCTGCCTATCACGTTTTCACCCAGTCGGTGATTGAACGCGCATCGGTTCCGGTGTCGTTCCATCCTCTCCACGCTCCGATGCTGGATGGGTTCGACGGCCAGAAGGACGGGACCAATGCGTTCATCTACTCGCGGTTCCTTGTTCCGTACCTGAACAACTATCAGGGCTGGGCGATCTTCTGCGATGGCGACATGACCATGGTGGAGGACGTTGCAGAACTCTGGGCACTCCGGGAGTGCAACAAGGCTGTGATGGTGGTCAAGCACGACTACCAGACCAGACACGAACGCAAGTACATCGGGACTTCGATGGAGGCCGATAACGCCTCCTACCCGAAGAAGAACTGGTCATCGGTGATTCTGTGGAACTGCAGTCACTGGGGGAACCGGATATTGACTCCGGAGTTTGTGTCCCAGTCTACCGGATCAGTACTGCACCGGTTCGCGTGGCTCAAGGATGACCAGATTGCGGAGCTGCCGAAGCGGTGGAACGCGATCTCAGAGGAAATGGACCTCTCCGATGCCGCGCTCATTCACTACTCGCTCGGTGTGCCGGGGATTTCCTACTACGACAAATGCGATGGCGCTTTGCATTGGCATAGGGCCAAGAAGTCAGCCATGAGGGTGCCGTAATGGCGATTATCACCAGCTACTCAACGCTTCTGACTGCAGTCACGGATTACCTTGCGCGTAGCGATCTATCCACATACGCGCCAAATTTCGTCCAGAACTTCGAGGAACGCTTCTACCGCGAGTCGCAGAACTGGGCATCATGGATGGAGCAGTCGTTCAACGTGACGATCTCCAGCAGCGTTGCCGCGATTCCCGCCGACTACTTGGGATCCAAGATCGCCTATATCAGCGGTCAGTCCGGACCGCCGCTCAAGCGCATCAGCCTTGAGCAGTTGTATGCACGGTATCCCAGAAGCGGCTCCAGCGGCATTGCCAAGTACTACGCTCGAAACAAGACCAATTTCGAGTTTGGGGATATTCCCAGCAATGGAGCGGTATTGGTAGGCACGTACTACGGCAAGCCAACTGTTCTCAGAAGCTATACGACCGGCGGCGCTGACGCAGTAGCGCACTTCCTGATCGTGAATGCGCCTGATTTGCTGCTATACGGCGCGCTCCTGGAAGCAGAGCCGTTCATCCAGAACGACGCCCGGCTCGTGGTGTGGCAGTCCCTCCATGACAGAGCGCTAGACGCCTATCGCTCGCGCTTCATGGAGGAAGAACACGACGCACCGATGATGGTGACTGGCTGATGCAAGAGTCAGCCATCATCTTCAAGGAATGGCTACCGGACCTTCCTGACCTGGACAACCCAGGTCTAACGGAAGCCAAGAACGTCATTCCGACTAACAGCGTTTATGCACCGTTTCGTGATCTGGTGTCTGCGTCCACTGCGCTGTCTGCCAATCCCGTAGGGGCATTCCGGGCAAATTCTACGGCAGGATCTGAGTTCATCGTCGGGACAGGAACACAGATCTACAAGGCCAGCGGTACGCAGTGGACTGCGGCCTCTGCGGCCATTGGTTCGGCTACTTACTGGAGGTTCACGCAGTACGATGACCTCGTGATTGCGGTCAGCGATGGCGCTGTTCCGTTAGCTCGGACCATTGGATCTGCAACAACGTTCGGGGCTCTGGCGACTACCGGAACGGCCCCCACATCCCAGCAGATCGCCAAGATCGGGCAATTCGTCGTTCTGGGGGATCGGAACAATGCGGAGCCACACAGCATCCAATGGTCGGCGATCAATGATCCGCGCAACTGGCCTACACCCGGAAGCACCACCGCAATAGCATCTCAATCCGGTGAACAGTTGCTGCGGTCAGAGTTCGGGACCGTCAACGGCATATCCAGCGGGGATCAGTTCGGCCTGGTGTTTCAATCGGGCGGTATCACCCGCATGACCTATGTGGGCGGATCCACCGTCTTCCAGTTCGATGAGATTTCGGAAGGGGTGGGGTGTTACTACCCGAACTCCATTGTTCAGGTCGGCAATGTCGTCTACTTCGCCACCCTGACGGGGCTGTATCGAACAAACGGAACCCAGATCGAGAATATCGGGGATTCCAAGGTCAATCGATACTTCACGACGCGGGTCGATTACATCTACGCAGAGCGCGTCTATGCCGGGATCGACTGGATCAACAAATGCATCTATTGGAGTTACCCGGTATCCGGTGATTCCGGCGTACCGTCAAAGCTTCTCATCTACAACTTCGTTGAGAACCGCTTCACGCGAGCCGAGACGGTAGCCAACAGCATTGCGCATAGTGCGATTGCCAACGCCACTACGTTCGGCATGGAAGCGTTCAACAGCTCGCGCCAACGTGGGCAGATGGGGAACACCTCTCACCCATCAGGTGGTGGAACGGTACTGCAGGCGATTCTGACGACTGGTGAAACATCTCTTAATCCGGGTGGGTTTGCTCACGTCAGCGGGGTCAAGGCCTACATCAACGGGGCGGACGATTACACCGTAGCACTTGGGACGCGGAATGATTACTCCACGGCCAGTGCTTCGTTCACTTCAGAGACCACGGCAACGGCACGCACGGGGTTCTGTGATTTCAGGTCCGCAGCGGTTTATCACCGTGCTCGCGTGACAATCAACGAGACGTTCAACTCCATTCAGGGTGCGAGCTTTCTCTGGCAGGAAGCGGGCGACACATGATCTTCGCGGCGCGCAGTGAGTCGATCCCGGAGCTATGGGACGTGATCCTCCCGCACCTGGAGCGGTTTTCGCGGGAAACCATGCTCACGACTCCGGCGGACATCCTTTGCGATCTCATGTCCGGTGAGAAGCAGCTTTGGCTCGTTGAGAAAAACGCCCAAGTAGTCGCAGTGGGATTGACGCAAATCTATCTGACCGGACGCGGAAACATCTGCGCAGTGTGGGGTGCGTGCGGGGATTTGGGGATTGAAGGGTTGAGAGAAGCGCTGGAGGAAATCGAGCGCTGGGCCATGAGCATCAATTGCGTGGCCATGGAGATCAGGGGCAGAAAGGGTTGGGTCAGGGCACTGCCGGAGTTCAAGCAAACCGGCGTGTTGCTAGAGAAAGACTTGCGGAGGATGCACTAATGGGTGGTTCAAGCAGTAGCGGCGTTCAGCGAATCGAGCCGCCGAGTTATCAGCTTCCCTATCTTCAGTCTGGTCTGAGTGAAGCACAGAGGCTCTACGGATATGGGAAACCGGTAACTCCGTTCTCTCCTGCTACCTCGCAAGCTCAGACCATGATTACCAATCGGGCGACCGGTGGGGATCCGACGATCAACGCAGCTCAGGGATACGTGCAAAACTCGCTGGGCGGAGGGTTCCTGAACTCCAACCCATACTTGGATGCAACGTTCAACCGCGCCGCGCAGGCGACCCAAGGACAGCTCGCCAGCGAGTTTGCGCGAGCCGGGAGGAATGTGGACGCCTCGCAGGGGCCGCGGTCGCAGCAGCTCAACGATCTGGCGACACAGATCTACGGCGGCAACTACGCCAATGAGCGCCAGTTGATGCAGGGAACTTTGGGATATGCCCAGCCACTCGGCAATCAGGCCTATGCCGATGCGGCCGCACTGGGCGGCGTGGGATCGCAGCAGGAAGCCAAGACGCAGGAGCAGTACGACGCTCCGGGGTCCGCGCTGGATCAGTATCTGGCTCGCGTGCGAGGCACTGATTACGGCAGTACTACGACTCAGAAAGGCGGCGGTGGATTCTCCGGAGGGGGTGCGTTGGGTGGGCTTGCGACAGGGGCGCAGCTCGGGGCTGGATTCGGCCCAATAGGGAGCATTTTTGGTGGCCTTGGTGGTGCAATTCTTGGAGGGTTGTTCTGATGGACATTGGAAGTCTTTGGCAAACGCCAGGAATATTTGGCGCGGCCCCGCAAATTCCACAAGATCCATCTGGGGCTACTCCTTTGCCAGGATTTCTACAGAGGCTCAATACCCCCATCGGACAAATAGGGTTGCGCCTTCTCGCGAACTCACGGCAAGCAAATGGCGCTCCGACAAGACTTGGACAAGCTCTTGGGCAGGCAGTCCTAGGCTACCAAGAGCAGCAGCAGGGGCAGATGGATCAGGATCTGCGCCGCAAGTACCTGCAGATGCAGATACAGAAGATGGGGATGCCTGATCCGGGTCGTCCCGTCGTCGTTACAGGTCAGGACGGAAAGCCTGTCTATGTGAACGAATCCGATGCCATCGGCAAAGCGCCGTATGAAAAGCCTCTCGGCCAGACGTCCGACTCTGCGCTTATCCAGGAATGGAAGCAGTCAGGGGAACCTGATTACTGGAAGTTCCTTGAGCGCCGGTCGCGCATCATGAACATGGGGAGTCAAGAGCAGCTTATCGCTATTCAAGGCCCCAACGGGCCTGTACTTGTTCCCAGAAGCCAGGCAACCGGCGCAACTCCTGCCGCATCCCGTGAAACTCCATCAGAGACGGAGCTGACGGCTAAGAACTACTTCGACCGCATGAATGCAGCCGAAGGAAAGCTTGGGAATTTTGTTCCGTCGCTACTGGACTATGTAGCTGCTGGAAAGATGATGGAGGGAGGCGGGGTTACCGGATCACTGGCCAACTCCATGATCAGCCCGCAGGGCCAGCAGTACTACCAAGCTGCGGCAGATTGGGTTCGAGCCAAGCTTCGCAAGGAATCTGGCGCTGTGATCTCTCCCGCAGAAATGGCGCAGGAGATCAAGACCTACTTCCCGATGCCCGGTGATGGCCCTTCGGTCATCGCGCAGAAGGCGAAGGCCCGTGCGCAGGCTACGAGCGGCATGAAGGAGATGGGAGGTCGAGCGTCCAAGCAGCAGCCCGTACAACCTGCGGCTAACGATCCACTCGGTATTCGCTGATGCCTACGCTCAAAGAAATCCGTCAGGACTACCCGATGTACTCGGACATGTCCGACGATCAATTCGCGAAGGCGTTTCACCAGAAGTTCTACAGCGATCTAGACTTCAAGGACTTCAGCCGGAAGATCGGTTACCTGAAAGGAGCGGACCCTGCAGAGTTCGATCCTGCATCTCCTGAATGGCAGGCCAAGAAAGGCCCTACTGCAGGGATGTCCACGCTGGAGAAGCTTCGCGCTGGTATCGGGCAGGGAATGGTCAATATCGGTCGCGGCATTGGGCAGCTCCCGCTCGGCAATATGATGCAGGGAACGGTGACCGGGAATTGGTCTCCCAATGACGCAAAGCCTGTCGTTTCGAGGGCCGATGTAGCAGAAGCGCGCAAGCTTGAGCGCCCCCTGCTCGATAC